TCTTTGTAATACTAAGTGTAGACAAGAATCACCTTCACTGTTTTTTGCCATTGCGGAAACATCACCAAAAACTGTTGTTCCGCCATCTCCGTCTGATTCATTTACTATTTTAATAACCACTCTTGCATCGTTTTCTTGCAAGATATCTGGTCCTTGTACTGCGTCTGCCATAATCCCTCCTTAATCAAGATTACTGAATGGGGCCGAAGCCCCATTCTAATTGTTATCTATTAACTATCTGTAAAAGGCGTAGCTAATGTGCCATCACCCATTAAGAATGCTTCAACCCACCAAGTAGTTGTATTTACTCCAGTAAGTTTGATGAATCCACCAGTTAACCAACCTTGTTCAACAGCACCTAAATCGATAAAATCGTTAGACGCGGCTGGATGAAAGTTATCTGTTTCTCCAATTTGACCTGTATCAAATAAAAAAGCAGTTCCTAAGAAACCATCTGTTCCATCAGTAGTAGCAGTTCCAATTTTCCCTGCACCTGTGAAAGTAGTTTCAACAATAAAATGATAATTAATACCAGCTGCTGGTGTAGGTAAAGTTACTACAATACCTGCAGCTCTATTAAAACCAAAAGTTGTTCCTGAATCTGCAGCAGTTAAAGTTTTAGTAGCTGCCGTGATTGACTCATAGTCTCTAAGTAAGTTAGTAGCACCTGTGATTTTACTTGTACCCGTTCCTGATATATTACCGCTTGAATCTACTGAAAAATTATCAGTGTAAGCTCCAGTTGCGGCTGTTTGAGTACTTTGTTTAAGACCAGATTCTGCTCTTACCGTTCCTTTAAACGTTGTGTTTGCCATATTAATATTCCTCCTAGAATATAATAAATGTAGTCCCTAGGGGATAGTCGACTATACGCGTCTACATTTAATTTTTTTATTTAAATTTGTATAGTAATGAATTTATATGTTATTTTTTGATTGAGTGCAAGGGATCCCTGCATAAAAGTACGTTTTCAGCGATGTGGCGTTTATCTAAGTTGCCACAGAAACTTGGGCAGCTGAATCTCTAATTGCATTTTCTCTATCAGCAATTTTAAATTCTTCAGCTTTAATCTCAGTAATAATACCTTTAATTGTATTATCAATTTCGACCATGTTAAGAGTATATTTGCCATTTTGCTCATACTCCAACTGCCATCTCAACTCCAAGGACCTTTTTTGTTTGTATAGGTCTTCGGTCATGATTAACCTCCTCGTAGGTTATTCTGTTGGGAATATCTCTAAACATTCCTGTTGTTTCCCACTTTATAGACTTTTCTCCTAGTTTGTCAAGGATTGATTTCTCTATAGATTCACGATTATCCTCTGCTAAAACTTCAAATTTAGCATGATAATCATAAGCCCATATATTAACTAGAAATTGTCGCATTTTTCTTTCTAAAAGTAAATTGTGGCGGAACTGTGTCCGCCACAAAATATTATTTTATTATGCTCCCGGTGATCCGAAAATACCTCTCCAGTCGGAGAACCCAAATGAGTATCTCTCTCTAGCTTTGTATCTTACGTTTCCAGTTGTAAAGTCGCCTTCCATAGCTGTTTTTAATGGTGCTCTTACAAAATGTTTAAGACCATTAGGTACATCTGTTTTAATAAACCAAGCATCTGTATCAGTTAAGTAATGATTCACAGTATAGCCTTGTGGAATCATTCCCATAGATACAACTGCATTGATATCATTATCAGCTGTTCCAACTCTTTGTGTTGACTTCATAAGTCTCTCAGCAGTAAATTGTAAAGCTGAAGGCACGATTAATTTCATACCTTTAGCTGCAATTTTTAAACCTCTTTCATCTGTAAGAGCTGCAATGTCAATTAATGCTTGCTCCAAAGATGTTTCGTTAAGGTCTGCTGCTGTAGTTAACTCATTCTGCTCCGTACCAGTAACGATAGGGTGATCAGTAGCACAAAGCTCTTTACCATCTCCACCATTTGCTGTTCCGAACGCATTGTTTAACACATTAGCTGCTTTCACTTGTTTAGTGTTAGCCATTGATCTCGCTAAAGCTTTTGTATATCTAGACGCAAGTCTATCGTACAAATTATCCTCGATCGCTTCTTCAGTGATCGCGAACGCTAAAGCAAGCGTTTCATGTGTGTAACGAGCGGTGAAAGTTTCTTGAGCGTTGTCAAATGTAACTCCCGTTCCTTCTGCTTTGATTGGTGCATTTGCGAAACCAGATAACATTACTTCTTCTTCAAAAGCTCTGTCACTGTTTTCAGTGTCAAAAATCTCCGCATGTTCGTTAGCATAGTTTTTGTATTCCAAGCCGAATAGTGCATTCAAACCTGGCTCTAGTTCTTTAACTAGCTGTCCTCTTGATATAGCCATTTTTTATTCTCCTATTCTGCTATTATACGGCTGTTGCGGTCATGTAGAAATGTTCGTTGATGATCACTTTAAAGTTACAATTAGCGGCTGTTAAGTCGCTATTGTCAGGATCGTCCGAAATTCCGATGATTCGCAAATTGGCTGTAGTTGTTGATTGAGTGTCCGTCACTTCAGTTTTAGAAACAAAATGCGGAGTTACACCTGCGCCAACAGCAACGTCAGCGTTTGTGAAAACGTCTAGTTGTTGAGTTGCACCTGATGCATCCGATTGTACTTCATAAACTTGAAATGGGTCGTCTGTAACAAACGCTTTGATATCAGTAGCTGCGTTTGAAGCAACTAAGTGATTAGCAAAGGTTGGTTTACTTGTTGAAGCGTCAGTGAAAAACACACCCTGACAAGAGCCCAAAAGAACTCCGTTATCAGTAGCTGCGCCTATGCCAACAGTTCCTGCTGCCAAAGTAATCATAAGATCGTTTTGAGCAAAAGCTGAAGCACATGCTGCTACTTCATATTCAGTAGCTGCGTTATTATCTGCTGACTGTCCAATTTTGCCTAGGGGTTTTAATCCGAAAGCTGCGTCTTGGTTTGCCATATTATTTTCTCCTTTAGTGACCTGTCCTTACGGACCTCCAGTCACAATTAATTTAATTCGTTGGCAAAAATTACTAAAAAATTATTAGTCTTTTTTTGTACCACCGAAGGTTACACGGGTCTGTCTATCAATATCGATAGGCATTCCTGGGTGCTGTTCCTTCATAAGGTCATCATTGATCGCGTCGTCTTTTTGTTGTGTAAGGTTATCAAAATACTCCTTACGCGATTTAACTAACTCTAAAGATATCCTAGCCAGCAATAGTCCGCCAACTCCGATCACTCCCTTGTATTTACCTGTATCAATCGCTGGATAATCTGTGTCAGGGTATTCATCAGCTCTCACTAATTCGTAACCTGATCTCAGCTTACCGGCCATGTTTTTTGTATCGTCAAAACCCATTGACTCGGCTCTTATCCACCTGTGATGATATCCATCTGGTGCAGGGGGTGCATCTAAAGATGATGGTGGAGTCCAAACTTGTTTTCTTACTTCTTTAACTCTAGTTTGACTCGCACGGGAAGCTTTTATTGTATCTTTTTGCATATGCTTATATCTCCTTCGTGATTATTTTTAATTGTTTTGCATAATCTTCTAATGGCACTCCTAATTTTTTAGCAATTGCTACCTGCGATGAAGTGAGTCTCACAGTTTGGCGACCAGGTTTAACACTTCGCGTTGCTGACGCTACTGTTTGTGTAGGTTTGGTCGTTCCTTCCGATAGTTCTTTTCTATCAAATTTATGCGGGAAGTCAAGTCTCATTCGCTTGTCTATCTCAGAATAATATTCGTTAGAATGTGGGTCGAAGCCTTCTTGTTTAGTTAACTTCTCATGTAAGTCAAATGCTGTGTAAGTCATAGCATTATCTTTACCAAACCATTCATTTCTATCAGCCCATTCTTCTGCTTTTGGATCAGTAGGTGGTGCTTGAATTGCTTGGTTTAAAGATGGAGTTTTTACTTCCGTTGCTTTAGTCTCAGAAAGTTTATTTTTAAGAGTATTAACTCTTACTTCTTCCATTCCAAGTCTACCAATTTCTTTTTGTGCATCAACTTCAGCATCTATATCACCTGCTTCTCTAGCTCTCATAAGCTTAGATTTAGCAGCTGCTAGACCTGAAATAACTCTATTCTCAACCGCATTTACATAACTCGGCTCTAATTTAGAAACTTTTGTTTTTAATTGAGAAAGTTCTACTTGACCACCTCTAGCATATTCTAAAGCAGCTTCTTTTTGTCTTTCTGCTTCACGCCATTTTTTAGTTAGCTTTGCAATTCTTTTTTGAACGCCTTCGCTGTATTGTTCTAATTCTTCTTTTGGTTCTTCTTTTTTAGTTTCTTCTTTTACTTCTTCTGTTTTAGGTTCTTCAACCTTAGATTCTACTTTTGCTTCGTCAAGTTTTTCTTCACGTTCATTTTCATAAGTTTTATCTTGTTCGTTAGTAGTTTCTTCTTTTACTTCTTTTACTTTTTCTTCCTCTAATTCAACCTCTGCACCGGGACCCGATGTATCGATATCAACTAGATCTTGTTTGTCATCTTCTGGCATAGTTATCTCCTTCTATGTTATACATTATGCAACACTGATTCAGGATCTTTTATAGTTCCTAAAACTTCGTCGTCGTTTAATAAACGGACTTCTCCGCCGTCAATTGGTAATCTTGATCCTGCATATCTTGCAAAAATCACCCAATCTCCTTTTTTACACCAAGGACCTGTAGGAAATTTTTCTTTGTCATAATATGCTAAAGGTCCAACTTTTAAAACATAACCACAGTTTGTAGCTATCCTTAATTTCTCTAATGATTCTTGTGCAATAATAATTCCACCTTTAGTTTTCTCTTTCGGTGTAAAAGGTAAAACTAAAAGTCTCCAGCCGCTAGGTTCGGGTAGCTGGTCTTTTACATTTTGTATGTTATCTGGATTCAAAGGTTCTTTTTCCTCTGATTTATACTTATCGGTTAAAGCATTCTTAAGTTTTGGAATTTCCTTTTCCGATGTCGATAACGTTTCCTTGCTCATCTTTTTGCTCCTTTTGTTCTAGCAGGTTAGAGATTTCCTGTAGTAAATATTGATATGTTCTTGCCTGTCCTAACATATACTGATATTTTTCCATATTGTCAACACCACCACTTATCATGGCATCTCCAACTCTCTGTAAACTGTCTCTCATTATTTTTTGTATCTTTGATACAATTACTAACGGATCCACTTATATCATTCCTTTATAATATTTCTTATTGTGTGGATTTGATAAATTAACTCCACCATACTCACCTCTAATGCTTGGTCCAATATATCCACCTTCATTAACTTTTACTCTTCCACCTTTTGTATACTCTTTCTCCCATCGTTTTGCGATTTCAGGGTGGTTAGCATGCATATATCGTCTTTGCTTTTCTGATTTAAACATTATTTTTTCCCTCCATTTCTAAATATTTGAGTCCCCTTTATACCAAATATGCTGGCGCAAACTAAAATCCATAAATTAGTGAACCAGCTTGGTAATGCCTGGAAATGCTCGAAGAACACTTTTATCTTGGTCATAGCCGCCGGATCGTCCGACCA